AACAAGTGACTGAGCCTCACGGAACCAACGTCCGAGAAGCGGATGAAGCCGTGAACCGTCGGCATCGTGTTATTGGCACCGACGTAGGAATCGACCTGGAGGGAAGCGAGCGCCCCGCCCAGCGTGCGGGTAGCAGCATCTGCCTCAAGGGTCGCCCGCAGGCCAGCCCCGGAACCAGTAACCGTTGCCCCAGTGCCGATCCTCAGCGTTGAATGTGTGCCATACGCACCGTCGTATCCAGTGCCAGTCACGTACCCAAGCGCCCGGACACCATCCCCGTATCCAGCCCCGGCGGCCGTCCCCGCCATGTTCAGGCGAGCGTAGATACCCCGAGCGTCACCGCTGGCGGCAGTGGTTTTCACGTAGATCGAAACGAACTTCCGATCCGCCGTTGACGTGGTAGCCTCTGTGGTTTCAGTTCCAAAATCGATGCCGCCAGCGTCATCAATCATGGAGAAGACCAACCGGCCAGACTTGTAGTTCGCGTGAATGCTCATCAGGAGCCTCCACCGCGGTTTGTGGCCGCGCTGGCGCACATGATGAAGTAGGGGGTGCCGGCGCTGTCGATGATCCGGATTGAATGCGACATCGCCTGCGTGGTGTGAGTTGCGAAAACGGTGCTATTCGACGCCGTCGAAGGTAGCACCATCAGGTTGTTGAGTACCGTGTCGCCCACATCCGAAAATCGGACGAACCCGTGGATGGTCGGCATCGTGTTGTTGGCACCGACGTAGGAATCAACCTGCAAGGCGGCGAGAGCGCCGCTCAGCGTGCGGGTGGCAGCGTCGGCCTCAAGGGTCGCGCGCAAGCCCGCGCCCGATCCAGTGACGGTAGCGCCCGTCCCGATCCGCAACGTCGAGTGCGTGCCATACGCACCGTCATATCCAGTGCCGGTGACGTACCCAAGGGTACGCAGCGCATCGCCATATCCGGCGCCGGCAGCCGTCCCCGCCATGTTCAGGCGAGCGTAAATGCCGCGGGCATCCCCTGAGGTAGCAGTCGTCTTCACGTAGACCGAAACGAACTTTCGATCCGCGGTTGCGGTAGCGGCTTCGGTGGTTTCGGTCCCGTAGTCAATGCCGCCAGAATTGCCGATCATGTAGAACTTGAGTCGGCCGCTTGAGTATCTGTTGTAGATAGCCATCACTTACTCCAGTGGTTCGAAGCACGCGGGGGCCGAAGCCCCCGCGCACTCAGGTTGATAATCAGGAAATTGCCGCCGGGAGCGTCGCGCCCTTCTCCTTCGGCTCACCGATGAAGAGAATGGTGCAGGTGTTGCTGCCGTGCCCGCCGCTGTCGGCCAGGTAGATGCAGTTCTTGCCAGCGGTCAGGATGGCCGGATCGATCTCAAAGATCAGCATCACGCCATTCTGCGTGGCGGGGTCGATGGCGTACGAATACGCCGAGGTCGTCGCCGCCACAACGTCCGAAGTGGTCCCGGCGTCTGCGTCGATGTAGATCGGCACAACAGTCGTGATCGCAGCGGTGTTGCTCGGCGTGACTGAACTGGCCTCATACAACGACAGCGTGAGGTCAGTGTCATTGGCTCCCGAGTGGAAAATCACAAAGGCGCCGTGGTTGTAGAGCTCCATGTTGACGGCGGCGCATGCAACGGCATTCGCGGCGCCATGGTAGAGCTTGGAGATCTTGATGTTCTCGCTGAAGTTCAAGTACATGGTGGCCCCCTTACGCCCGCACGGCCAGGCCGACGAAAGGCGACCTGGTGTTAGAGCTGCCCTTGTACGGGGTCAGCGCGGACTTCCAAATCGGGCGACCATCATTGCGGTAGGTCCACCGATAGCACATCTCGTCCTCGACGAACTTGACGTGCATCGAGGAGGCGCCATTGAGGCCGCCCTTCTCGATGACGAGATACTGCGACATGTCGGCGAGCACGATGTCTCCGGCGGTTCCGAGAGTCGATGCCGTCTCGATGAAGAGGAGCGGCATGCCGAAGAGCGTTCCGTACGGAGCGGCCGAAGCCCCACCGGGCGGCAGGTACACCGGAACGTTGAGGGTGAGTGACATCGTCGCCAGCGACGGGAAGGTGTCCCGGTTGGCGAGCCACACACCGCTCGAGCCGTAGAACCGCGAGTACATCTTCACGATGTTCTCGTAGAGGATCGTCGCGGCGTCCTGATCGGTTTCCTTGGCAACCTCGACGTAGGCCGCCGAGTTGACAATGCCGAGCATCTGCGACGCGCCGTCGCCACGGAAGATCTCGTCGTCCACAACGAACGCGAACTCTTCCGCGAAGCCCTGGCCCACGACAGCGGCGAGCGCCGAGGCGTCGGCCTCGAGCTCGTCAGTGCTGTAGGTGGTGCCGATGAGCTTCTTCAGCTTGAGGCTGATCTGCCCGAACTTCACCTTCTTCACGGTCGCCGTGCCGGCTTCCGGCTTGCGGTAGATCTGGACCCCGCCCCAGCGCGAACCCGTGGCGCGAGACGACTCGTCCACGATGTTCATGCTGAAGCTGTTGGCGTTTGCCGAGATCGGGATGCGCCGGCAACGAGGCAGGAGAACTCCCACCTCATTCGCGCGCTTCCAGATCTCAGCGGCGAAATCCGTCTGGACGAGGTAGCCACCGTCCGACGGGATCGACTCGGATGCCCCGGAGATCGCGCGCTCTTCCAGCAGGCGCGGGTCACGAGAGCCACCGGCCGAGCCGGCGCGCCTCACCGCCTGGAGGAAGTGTCCGAACGAGTCGAACTTGCGATCCTCTGGTGCATCACCAGTGACGAGCCCGGGAGTCGGGGCCTTAACCACCGTCTTCCGTGACTCTTTCTTGATATTGCCAAGAGTCGAAAGACGCTCGATGTCGTCATTCAACTTCTTGGCCTCGGTCTCGAGCGCATCGAACGCAACACGGGCCTCGTCGTCCAGATCGGCATCGGCGAGATCCTGCATTTCGTCCGTCACGGCATCGAGCCGTTCTTGCAGGTCATGAATATCCATTGACTTCTCCTAATCAACGCTTTTTGATTGATTGAACTTTGATCGCACGCACGCGCCTCTGGAGATCCTTACGCTTCTGCGACTCGGCTTCCTCGGGTGCATCGCTCGTGCCCTTCTGGGATTGGAGCAATTGCATGTGATCGGCGAACACGGACTCGGCACTTCTAAGCCCGACTTCTGTCGTGATTTCAGCCGGGTATGTCACCGGCGACACGTCATACAGATCAAGATCAAGCACCTCGCGCAGCGGGATGCCGCCCTTGCGTTCCGTCCACTTCTCGCTCTGGACGACGAACGCATACGACATCTGCGAGATGTCACCGCGCCTGATTAGCTCCACCACGTCGCGGCCGACCTGCGTATCAGGCGGGTCAATCTCGACCGCCAGTCCACGCGCGTCCTCGGTCATACGCAGCGTGCCATTGCGCGTGCGTCCGAGAACGTGGTTCTCGTCGTGGTTGAACAGGGCGCGCACGTCCTGTCCCTGCTCGAGCGCGCGAGCGAAGGCCCCCGGGCGGACGATCTCCGAGAACATCCCACCGATTGGCGTCTCGACATCGAACACCGCGGCGTGACCCGCGATCTTCCGTCCACTGTCATCAGACTCCGCGGCGTGAAACTCGCACACCGGCACCGACCTGCGTTCCCGCAGGGACTTCGTCTCTTGCTTTTCCATTGGTCAGCCCCCCGCGATCAGTACACAATCACAGCCATTGTGAAGGGGCGGATGCGCGATGGTACTACCGGGTGAGAAGTCCCCGATGCTATCGTCCGGCCCCATGAAGTCTTCGTCTCCCCTGACAACGCGCCCGTTCAAGTGGTCACACATCGGGCAGCAATTTTCCATCGCCGCCCACCACAGCGTCGTGCGTCCAGCTTGCTTCCACGTCTCACGGGCGAATGCGTTCCCGAGGCGCGTTGCCTCGTAACGGGCGCGGGTGGCGGCGCGACCACTCCCCTGGACGCCAGTACCGACCTCCCATTCCCCGAAGCGGGCATTGAATGCCGTCACAACGTCGCCGCCCTCTTCCATCACGGTATCCATGAGCCGCATCAACTCAGCGACTTGCATGCCGGAGTAACGGCGGCCGGCGAGGTCAACGTAGTCATAGACGAAAGTTGACAACTCGTCGATGAACTCAAACTCAAGCCCGAGTTCGAGCATGGCCTCGGACCCAACGGCTTCCGCGAGAGCCCGCAGTACCGGCCGAAGTTGTCTGCTACTTGCCGCCGCATGCTTCTCGTAGAAACCAACCAACCACTGCCCCAGTTCGGTTTCGGCCTTCTTGCCGACAATCGCCTCGACAGCCTTCATCACGTCGTGCTTCTCGCGCCGCAGTAGACGCGCATACACGTCCTCCAGCACGCCGGCGTAACTCTTCTGGATAGTCTGCCGCGAGCGCCCGATGCTGCGCTTGTCAACTGCCGGTTTACACAAAGTGTCTACACTTGTTGGTAAGTGCTGACACTTTGTGCGCGGTTCCTCCTCCTGGTCCGGCTCTGGTGCCACCTTGGGCGGCGGCCCAGCGGGCGGCTCTGGCTCTTCTCCGGCTACCGTCATGT